AAAAACTGGCAGAGTGTGAAATCACGGTTCTGCGGTTGGTCGCAGTGGGTATGCCCGTCAAGACCATCGCCAAAGAACTGGGAATCACAAAAGGGAGCGTGAGGAACTACACCTATCGCGCAAGGCAAAAACTTGGCGCGACCTCTACGACTCACGCAGTGGCGATTGCCATGCAGATTGGGCTTCTTCAGATCGAGATCAATCTTCCTGAGAGGGAATCGATCGAACTATAGCAAAAGTGCATCATTGCCTCAGAGGATTTTTGAATTTATCTTGATAGGTGTACATAGGGTACATCTATTTTTGATTAAGGAGTTGATATGAGTATTTTGTTAATTCTGGCTGTTGTGTTGTTCATCGCCTTTTTGGTGGAAACGCTGGTGGAGTTCCTCCTGGCGCCGCTGTTTGAGAAGGTGCCAAAGTTGACGCCGTTCAAATGGGTGACCATGTACGTGGCAATTGCCGTCGCCATGTTCGCAGCGTTTCTATATCGCCTTGACCTTGTCTTTATGCTTGCTCAATTCCTGGGTGTCGCAGAGATCCCACAAACCACTTATGGAATTGTGATCACAGGCATTGCCATTGGAAAAGGTTCAAACTATCTGCACGACCTGATTACGAAGTTCTTTGTAAAGCAGAGCGTTTCCCCTGCAGGATAAGGTGGTTTGATATGGTCACCGCCGATAAATCACTGAAACACCCAACACCCTGCAGCGATATTTCCGAGATCAAAGAATGGGTGAATGGAAATGGAAAGCCGGGCGCAAAAACCCGGCTTGCGCTTATTGAGGACAACCTGAATGAGATCAAAGAGACGCTGAAATGGTTGCGTGGCGCGGTCACGGGGCTTTTATTGACCGTGGTGGGTGCGATCATCATCTATGTTTTTACGAACCTAATTCCTAATTTGCTGAAGGGGTAGGGATGGGCGACCTATCAAAAACGGATATTCTATCTCTTGACTATGGCGGGAAAGTTAGGTTACTGGAACGCGTTGGTCAAGAGATATTGAATTATCAGATCGAGTTTGCGAAAGTATCTGGTAGATTCTCTGAAATCAAAGCCAACCTTGAGGTTTTGAAACAATTGAAATCCGTTTTGCAGTCCAGTCTCAAAGCAGAGATGCCCGAAGGTGGAACCGATAACAGACGCAAACATGAACTTACAAGAAACCCAGTCTACAACAAGCCAAAACCAAGCCCGAAAAAAAGCAAAGGAAATTAAGGATTCTGCTTTTGTAGATATGTACTTCAGATGCAATATGAATGGCACTGAAGCATATTCGCGTTTACACCCAAACACAGACCGTGACTCTTGCAGAACAAATGCCGCACGTACGCTCGCAAACGCTAACATTCAGGCATTAATTTCAAAACGCCTTGATGAAATGGCAATGACAAAGAACGAGGTCCTTGCCCGACTATCTGGTATGGCGCGTGCTTCTACGTTGCCATTCATCCGGGTAACTGACGAGGGGTTTGTTTATTTCGACTTCTCCAACCCGGACGCGATGGAGTATCTCTATCTCATCAAGAAGATTAAGACCAAAAGAACCCGCCGGCTTGAGGGAAAAGGCGACGCCGCCGAGCCCTGGGAGGATGAATGGGTTGAAGTAGAGCTGCATGATTCACAGGCTGCATTGGAAAAACTTGGCAGATATCATAGACTCGAAAAGCAAGACCCCGACCTGTCCGGGGCTATGAATTCGCTTACATCGTTACCTGCTGATTTGCTTGCCCCCAGCTTTTTCAGCGTCTTTAGGGACGTGCGCGATCGAAATCACTTTGAATACCTACTCAAGGGTGGACGCGGATCTACAAAGTCAAGTTTTACATCACTAGCTTTCATTTTTCTACTTGAAAACAACCCTGGTATACATGGTATTGCTTTACGCCAAGTAGCAAACACGCTGCGAGATTCTGTCTATTCTCAATTGGTTTGGGCGATCAACGTCCTGGGTAGGGGTGAATTCTACAAATGTACAACATCCCCACTTGAAATTGAATACCTTCCAACTGGCCAAAAAATATATTTCAGGGGCGCCGACAAGCCTGAAATGATCAAATCAATCAAACCAGCCTTTGGGTACATTGGCATTGGCTGGTTCGAAGAGCTTGACCAGTTCCACGGGCAAGAGGCTGTTCGTAAGCTTGAACAATCCATATTCCGCGGCGGTGAACTCGCCTGGTGCTTCAAGACCTATAACCCGCCTCCAACTGCTTTGAACTGGGTAAACAAGTATGCTCTGATCCCAAAGGAAAACCAGTTTCAGCACCATTCAACGTATCTTGATGTACCCGTAGATTGGCTTGGCAAAACGTTCATCGAAGAAGCTGAACACCTGAAGGAAGTCAATCCCCTGGCTTACGAACACGAATACCTCGGAAAAGTCACGGGTACAGGCGGAGCCGTATTTGAGAATCTTGAAATCAGAGCGATTACCGATGAAGAAATCATGGGTAAGAAAATGCCCAATGGCCGTATCGAGGGAGGTTTTGATCGAATCCATGAGGGGCTTGACTGGGGCTATTTCCCGCACCCGTTCTCGTATGGCAAGATGCACTACGATTCCACGCGGCGGATTCTCTATATTTTCGCAGAGTACAACTGCACCAAAAAGGGCAATCGCAAGGTTTACGACGACCTGATCAAACTTGGCTTGATTGACCGCAAACGATTGATCATTGCAGACAGCGCGGAGCCTAAATCCATTGGAGATTTCAGGGAGTACGGCGCGAATATCATCGGTGCGGAAAAGGGACCAGACAGCATCGATTATTCCATCAAGTGGCTGCAGTCGCTCACAAAGATTGTGATTGATCCAGTTCGGGCTCCGCTTCATGCCCAGCAATTCCAGCAGTACGAGTATTTGAAAAACAAGGACGGCGAATACATTAGCGAATACCCGGACGTGTTCGATGATGCGATTGACGATACCCGCTATGCCATGAATAACGAATGGCGCCAGAGAGGTAAATAACATGATATTTGACCAGGCAATCAAATGGATAAAAGGAGTGTGGAATATGCTGACAAAAAGTACGATCAAAACAAAAATTGGTACCGACGTGGCCGTTTCTTCTGCGATGTCAGAGGCGCTTGAAACCTGGTCAAACATGTACAAGAACCAGGCGGAATGGCTAAATGATGACATCAAATCCCTGAACTTGCCCGCTGCTATTTCGGGTGAACTCGCCAACCTCGTGACCATTGAAATGAGTGCCACATTCATAGGCGACAAAAGGGCGGAGTACCTGAAAGCACAGATGGACAGGGTCATTCCAAAACTAAGGCAGATGATCGAGTATGGCAACGCCAAAGGCGGGCTGATGCTGAAGCCGTTCCCCAATGGCAAAGAGATTGATGTCGATTATGTCCAGGCCGACCAGTTTATGCCCGTATCTTTCGATGCCAATGGAAATATCACGAGTTGCGTTTTTGTTGACCAGCGCACCCAGGGGAAGGATTTCTACACACGCTTGGAATGGCACGCCTTTGATTCGAAAACTCAGACGGTCACGATCAAAAACCTGGCTTTTAAATCCAGTGTGAACTCGGTGGATATTGGTCGCCCGGTGCCATTAACCGAATTCGAACCCTGGGCTGGATTACAGCCTGAAGCCAAGATCACCAACGTAAAAGCGCCTCTTTATGGCTATTATCGTTTCCCACTGGCGAACAACATCGACCCAACATCACCTCTGGGAGTGAGCTGCTTCTCCCGGGCTGTGGATCTGATCAAGCAGGCAGATATTCAGTGGTCGAACCTGCTTTGGGAGTTTGAATCAGGTAAGCGCGCCATATTTGCAGATGTTCTTGCTTTTGACCGTGACGAGGACGGAAAACCTAAACTCCCGGACAAGAGGTTATACCGCGCCCTGGCAAATTCCACGAACAACATCGGAGAAGACGGTTTCTTTCACGTGTTCTCTCCTGAATTCAGAGAAGCTTCGATTCTTTCCGGTCTTGATGCGATCTTGAAAAAGATCGAGTACAACTGCGGGCTGGCGTATGGAACGATTTCAGATCCCCAGGTTGAAAGCAAGACTGCCACTGAGATCAAGATCAGTAAGCAGCGCACCTATGCCACGGTCAAGGGCATGCAGAACGCGCTGACGAATGCGCTCAATCAACTGCTTTATGCAATGGATGTGTGGGCAAGTCTCAACAAACTGGCAGCGCCGGGTAAGTATACAGCCGTCTATGACTATGATGATTCTGTGATCGTGGATAAGGATGCTCAATTCACCCAGGACTTGCGCGTCGTGGGACAAGGGATCATGAGCAAGGTCGAGTTCCGGGTACGCAACTACGGTGAGGACGAAGAGACCGCCAAGAAGAAAATCGCCGAAGCGCAAGGGGAACAACCTGAAGAGAAGATGTTTGGGAGTAAGAGCAATGGTTGATGTGAATCTGCATTTAGGCGATTGCCTCGAAGTGATGAAGTCCATGCCTGACAAGAGTGTGGATGCGGTGATTACCGACCCGCCGTACGGCATCAACGCTAACCACATGTGCTTAGGCATCGGCAAACAAAACTTCTCGCGTGGTGGTGATTGGGATATTACAAGACCTAATCTACTCCCGTTTCTTGACGTTGGAAAATATCACCTGTTTTGGGGTGGCAACTATTACGCAAACTCGCTACCCGAAACTAATCAATGGCTTATCTGGCACAAGAAGAATGACGGGCGTTCATTTTCAGAAGTTGAGATGGCATGGACTGACTTCTCGCCAAACGCAAGGATATTTCAACATCATTGGGGCGGTGAAAACAAAGTTCATCCAACCCAAAAACCACTCGAAGTCATCAAATGGTGCTTGTCATTCTTGCCCGAAGGTTGCACGGTTTTAGACCCGTTTATGGGAAGTGGCACAACCGGCGTGGCTTGCGTGCAGACGGGGCGCAACTTCATCGGGATTGAGATTGACCCTGATTATTACGCCATTGCAGAGCGCAGGATAAGGGACGCTCAGGCGCATGTGCCGCTACCGTTCGAGATGACTGGAGGCAAACGATGACAACCTGGACTAAACCAAAACCGATGCTAAAACACGAACGCGAATTATGGCGTGACGCGGTGCTTGACGCTGCCGATGGTGACGAGGACATCGCGCGGATAGCTAAGCAC